AAGGTAGTGATATACATAATGTGTTGGATGTGTTAGTTCAAGAAGAGGACATCAGTCATATTATAAGTATTGTCCATGTTGATGAACAAGGACACAATAAAAAGATGTGGGACTTCGTAGGTAATTTAGATTTACTTAGAAGTCTTAGAAAAGATTTACCATTTTATGAGGAGGACTATGTCAGAAGTATCAGAGAAGGAAAAATTCATTAAGGAATATAATATTCCAAAACACTTACATTATTTGAGTGTAAGAAGATTAAAAATATTACAAAAATTATTTTCATAAGGAGGCGTATAAGATGAGAAGAGGGCAGACAATACAAACCATTGACCATGTCAAGAAAAGCACCTCACAGGGCACAGGAGGTCGTTCTAGGCGTATTAAAATATCAATGGCACACATGAACAAGAACAAGAAAAGAAGTTATAAAAAATATCGAGGGCAAGGTAGATGAATATATTTTATTTTTATGACTGTCCTGTTTTGTCGGCACAATCACAACCAGATAAGATGCTAGTGAAGATGCCTTTGGAAACAGCACAGATGCTATGCACAGCACATAGAGAACTAGATGGAGATGATTATGCTGATGAAGTAGGACTATACAAGAGAGCCTATTGGAATCATCCATGCACTATATGGGCTAGAGAATGTAGTGCTAATTACTTTTGGTTATACAGACATTTCTTAGCATTAGGAACAGAATATAACTATAGATATGGTAAGATACATGCAAGTATAACTAAACTTGGTAAACATTTATCTAAGATACCAGACACTATTAAAAGAACTGGTTGGATTAAAACACCATTAGCACAGGCAATGCCAGAGGAGTATAAAG